ATAGTATTTACCATAAGAACCAACATAATTGTCGCCAGGAAGCACTATTTCTTTATCGCCTAATTCCACCTCCTCCCACTCCTCCCGCTTCTCTGCTGGCGGCTCTTGCGCTGGGACGGAAGTTTCAGTTTCTGGGATAAGAGGGGCTGGATAAAGCTCCTTTATGTTGGCGACATGCAATTCTGTGTTACTGGTAATGAAGCTAATCAAATTATCAATAGAATATCTTCTGGTCCCATTGAGTTCAAATTTGCAAATACAATAACCATCATCGACAGTTACCACATAATCGGGCGGGTTTCCGTTTCTTCCCGCTTCTGGTTTTACCGCCGCTGGTTTCATCCTGGCGAGCAGGGCGGCGCGGACTTGTTCTTTTACGATAACTTCCTGAACGCCCAATGGATGACTAAATAATGCAAACTTTGCCAACAATTGTTCGTTGCTCCACGTGCTATAATCTTCGCTCATCGTTTCACTTCCTTTTTCTCGTAAAATCAAGATAATTTGTTCATATTACCCATTTATATTTATTACAATAAAATATATTACGAATGGTTTGATATTTTTTATTAGTTATAGACGCAATTTCCATAAACGATTTCCCTTCTTGTCGATATTCTCTCAATTTTCTTATCTCGTTTGCGGTAAATATCCCGGTTCCTCGTCCCTTTATTGCTCTATCTAAATCATTTTCACTCCTTGTCCCTAAAAATAAATGTTTCGGATTCACGCATGGAGGATTATCGCAATGATGACACACACACAAGCCATTAGGTATTATTCCTTGAGTTAATTCCCAAGATATGCGATGCGCTCTAAATAATTTACCATTGATTTTGTATATGCCATATCCATAGTCGTTTTTTATTCCGCTCCATTCCCAACAATCATTATTGTTTGATATATTTACCAAATCCCAAAAATCTTTTTTATTGATTCCGTTAATCATATTCGCCTTCATTTTTAAACTTTACCCCGGATATAGGATCGCTTAAGCTCGTGAGCCGCAATCACACGGGTGTACCCGATTTTCGTCCGGGGCTTGTTCTGGCAACACATCCCTAAGGGTAGCATTTCCTGCTGATGTGCTGCCATAGTGGGCGGTGAGAGATTCGGACTCCCGTAGTCCTAGGTACATCTGCTCTACAGGCAGACCCATTTATCCACTTTGGTAACCGCCCATTCAATTCGTAAAGTGCTGCCTCCCCGCTCGCGCCCGTACAAGTAGGGCAGGCGGGAGCATTAGGAGGAGAGGATAAGTGCTATCCTTCGCACCCCATTTGATAATAACCAGAGCAACCTCCGTCGCGGCAAAAGCGGTATGTCTGTCTGCCGCGATTAACAAAAATCTCACTTGATTTCATTTCGTTTCTAGGGCGCAATTTGCCACAATAAGTACATTTTTCAATAGTTGGATCGAGGGTTTCTTCTGTTGCTGACAATAATGATGTCGAGTACATTTCTTTTTCTTCACCTAATCCATTTTTATAGATAATCATTTTGATAACATTATCTACAAATTTGCCGTCACGATAAACCTTTCCATGTACTTCTGGTTCTGATTTGCTCACAATTTCACATATTTCGCCATGACCAAAATTCACTTTTGTTCCCGGTTCAATAGTCTCGATTCTTTCCTCTGTTATTTTTGCATATTCCATTTCATTTTCCTTTCTTTGGTCGCCCGCGCAGTCGCCGGGGGATAAATATTATTAATTTCCGACACCAAACGGTACGACAAATTGGCTCGCCTTACGCAATAACATAGCGCGCAACAATTGATCGTATGTGCCACCGGGAAGCGCATTATGTAGGGCGGTTTCGAGATTGCTTCCTTCTTCAGTGAAACATTCAAACGCTTCTGAAAGTTCCTTGAAATTAGGAAATGCTGCGTTAATTTTGATTTGCATGTCCTCGATGACTTGATCGCCCGTTGCGCTGCTTTGTACGCAAATATCTTTTTCATTTCGGATACTTCCCGTCGTTGAGTGCGTCAATCGCCTGCTTATCACTCGCGCCCATGTCTTTCCAACCCTTGAAGCCACGCGCTATCTTGACCACTTCTTCGATTGGCACATTCGCATTGATATTGATCTTTGCCAATACCGCGGCGGCTTCGGTTTCATCGGGAACCACATTTGCAGAGAGTAGAGCCGCAACGCGAGGATCGGTTTCGGATTTTGCCTTCTTTGATTTCGGAGTGGTCTCGACTGGCGCGGGAGGTTGTTCGGTGACGGGTTCAGGTTCGGTAGTTTCCGCGTCAGTGAATTGACCGTCAATAACTTCGCCGGTCGCCGGTTCTATTGGTAATTCCGACCGTTGATCGTCAAATTGTTGAGGTTCTGCGTCGCTTGGGTCAAGATATTCGTCATCGTCTTTGATTGCAGCAAGTTTGGCGGTGTCGTTATCTTTGATGAGTTTACCGTTGCGCTTGATGTTCAGTTTCGTCACAGTTTTGGCATACATAACCGGAGGATCTTTCTGCCATAAACCTGCTTTGTTGAAAAACGATTTTGAATATTTCTTTCCATGATCGTCAAGTTCTTCGATGCTCATGCAAAGTGACGATTCAAAACCGTTTTTCATTTTGAAATAATTGAAGTAGTGGGTTATTGGCTGCTCGATATCGGGATCGCCAAAGATTTCCAAAACGCCAGTAACTTGGTTGATGCGATGATCTTGATTGGCATAAATTGCTCCGGTATGAATGATGAGGTATTCTTTGGTTGAATGAGCAAGTTCAATATATCCCTGTTTCATAATTTGAAAGTGAGGGGTTTTCTTTTTGGAACCATCTTTTTGGGTTTCGTCATAGGCAATGATGCACGATAACCCAAGTTCTTTATTGATCGGCAAACCCAAAACCGCGGCGCGCATACACTCATTCAATACGTCTGATGGTCGGCACTCTTGAAGCGCCGAATCCATTCTCACTACGGTCAAAACGCTGGAAAGAAAAGACCGGGCGCGCTGCTTGTTTCCGCCAAACGCGTTTGCGAATCGTTCGAGCGTTTCTGTATTTTCTAGCGCAAGTGCTTTGAGTTGAGTGTATGGTGTAATCGCTTTACCGTTCTGATTATTGTCTGTCATAGTTTCTCCTAAAATCCTAAATACTCTAATATTTTATTTGCCGGTTTATTTATCGGTAGACTTTCTTCGACGCGATCCATAACCTCCCGGATCGTAGTATCCATATTGATTGTATTGACCGTCTTTACGCTTGCCGTGCCACCTTTGATACATAATCCGTGTTCAGGGCATTCGATATGACAATGCACCTTTGTAATATCTTTGTGAGGTTCAATAATCCTGGTTACTTTTAATTCTGACTGGCAGAGTGCGCACCGATTCCATTTGCAAAATTCCATTGCCGCCCATATGTCTGTAAATTCCATCGGCGCAAGCTGGTTATCCGATTCCACGCGCTTGCTTTTCTTTTTACGTTCGATATGTTCGACTTCGCTGGCGGGGATTTCTTCAAAATGCGCCACATGATTATCGAACGAATCGCCGGGAGAAAAGATATAAACCTTTTTACATTTCAGGCAGCGGATTTTATCCCGGTGTCCGAAATTGGTTTCCATAATGTATTCATTGACGCGGGTAGACCCACAACGCAGGCAGCGATAATGACGCAATGACTTATGCTCCCTGGTAATTATCAATTGCAAGCCGTTATCCCATTCAATTCTAGCCACCGGGAGCACCCCAAATCTTCACAGCTTCATCAAGTGAAACTTCATCTTTTTCCATCGCGTCCGCTATCCTGGCAAGTTGCTCACCGATAAAGATGAGCGCGGCGACAGACGCGGATTGTTCGTAAGTTGAATTTAGATAATTCATAGAACGGTAATTGTCTTTTGATTCTTGCTGGTAATAATCCAGCGGCTTTTTATCATCCTTAGGCTGGTTGCTCATGATTTCTCCTCTTCCATTTCCAATATCCTCTCGATTCTTATCAATGCGGTATTGCGATCCTGGTTAGCGAAATAACGAAGATTATCGTATGTGTGCAGCACATTATCCGATAGACTCGTGTCGAGTGATCTCGCCTGGTAAAATCCCTCAGACCGGGATGCATCAAGAAGTTTTATAAGATTTCGCTTTATAATGCCAATAGATTCTGTATTCATGCTATCATTTTATGCGAAAACCACCAAAAGTAAACCGAATTGTTAAGACTCCTTAACATAATTGTTTACATTTACTAGATTTGTTTTATACTGTGACCATCCTAGCTTATTCGCGAATGCATACACTGCTAATTGAAATATACGATAAGCCGGGATAAGGCAGGCGGCACGATTTGCACAAATGGCTTTGCGTAGGCGTGTCGCCTGCCAGATCAATTATGAAAACGACTATCAATCAACAGATATCAGCTATTCGCAACGCAAGGCTAAACATGGAACTTGATTTGACCAGAGAGAACAGCCCGAAAATTAGGGAGTTCTTGACCATGCAAATAGCAGCCCTCGCAGACGCGGAAACATTTTTGACGATGATCAAAAACGCATACAGTCAGGATATAGAGACGCGAAAGAGACGAGGGTACCGACCATGTGGAAGAAGGGACAAAAAGCCCCTTTTTAAAACGAGGAGTAAGGGATGAATTTTATACCTGAGCAATCCAAGAAAGCTTCGGACGTTCCGTATTTTGAAAATGTCACCGCCTCCGATGGTTGGCAGGGACAATCTACAACAAAATCAATTGAAACCTTGAAATCCGAAATTGTTCAGGCTATTTCGAGACTTGGCGGAACAGTACAAAGTTTTCAGCGTGGTAAATTTCAAATTGGCAAAACTGAACGCGAGGGATTTCAGGTATCTTATTTTATAGAAACGTCAACCGGCAAATTATTCAACGGACGCGTAGATATCGCGGCACTGCCAAACAAATACGATCCACGTTCAAGATCAAACATTGAGAAGCGGCGCGAACAATCCTTAAAAATGGCGCTTTTTATGTTTAGGAACGCAATGGATGGATTGTGGTTTCTTCAGCAATTATCCCCAGGATATGCTGGATTAATTCCCTGGATGCTGCAAGAAGGATCTGAAAAAACATTTACACAACTTTGGACGGAAGGCGCGACGATGGATAATCTATTGCCGCCAGGGGAATCCGAATTCGTTGATGCGAAATACAGGGAAATTTGATTTTATTGCGTGTTACGCCTTCGCAGGCTAATCCCAAAAAGAAAGGAGTAAAGTAATTCCAAGTGTGGCGAGCGATTTAATCCGTGAGACAATGGGGCGCGTCGAGAGGCGCGCCCAAATTTATAGGAGGAGTGATGTATAAAGTGCAAATAAGTGACGGTTTTGTAGAATTGACTTATACACTTGAGGGAAATGAGAATTATTCTATCCAAGAGATTATCGATATTATCTGTAAGAAAACTGGATTGCATGAGGCGAAATTTGTGATAAATTCCGTTTATGTAAATCCCGATCCCAATAACGACGGCGATCCCGAAGAATCCTGATAGTTTTTGATAGCAATTATGACCAACAAGTACCACGCGCGCAAGGTAATAATAGACGGGTATACCTTCGACAGTTTGGCTGAGGGCAACAGATACACGGAATTGAAGCTGCTTGCCTATGCCGGGGAAATATCAAATTTGGAAATCCATCCCTATTTTGTGCTATTCCCGCAAAAGTATATCCACGGCAAAAAATTGAATGCCATTGATTACACCGGCGATTTTCGTTATCTCGACGGCAATGTGAACGTAATTGAGGAGGTAAAGGGAATGATGACCAGGGATGCAGTTTTGAGGATAAACCTATTCCAGCGCCTGCATCCTGAGTATGAGTTCAGGATGATCAGGACGTTGAAGGTAAATGGGCGCGCAAAGGTGAAAAGGAAGGATATTTGAGAGGAGAAGCACAGATGGAGCAATACGTTATCGAAGAATGTCCACAAAAACTAGAACCCATCCCAGAGGTCATGTCAAATTTTGATCACGTAATTGATCGCGAAATAGAGAATAAATTAAGGGAAGGAAAATATTGTTCTAGTTATACGGCATGGAATTTTTATGGTTTTATTTGGTTTGAAGATAATAGATTTAAATGCCAAATTAATCAATATGGAAAACACATATCTACTTTGGAGGCCGATACAATTGATGAAATAATGAATGAAGCGTGTACAAATTACGGGAGCGATTGAAATGAGCAAAAATGACTATGCCCTCAAAAAGCGTTGCCAGCGCCTATTCCCTCTCATCGGCAAGAAATGTAATCGCTGTGGATTTTGGATATTCCTTCAGCGTCACCACCGCGACCGGGATAGGTCCAACAATTCCCCGGAAAACGTCGAGATACTTTGTAGATGATGCCACCAGGATGAGCATATCGCGGCCGGTGATTGGGCGCGAATGAAACGCTTGACGACGGCGGAAATTTAGATTATGATAATAGTAATTCAACGGAGTGGCTTCCGGTAAAAGAGCAGAAAAAAGTCATCTATTGGCTTTGTCTGTGTCCCCCTATCTGCTCAGGGAAGCCACAGACACAGACGAAGCCAAGAGGTGATTTTTTATTTGAGGTGATTATGCGATCTAATTATCATAGAGGAAATAGCCAAATAATTAAAAATAGACTGATAGAAGAGAGGGGGAATATTTGCAATCATTGTGGAGAAAATTTATATCTCGAATTAGATCATATAATTCCTTTATGGAACGGCGGAAGTAACGAAGACGATAATTTACAATTACTTTGCCGCGAATGTCATAAGAATAAAAGTTCAATTGATGCTAGAAATTATCACTACAGATATCCTCAAAGAATGTTTGACAATGGAATCGAAGTTCATACAACAAAACAAATCGGAATGTTCATCAGAAACTTTGAATTAATCAAGAGGTTCGATGGCTCCAAAATATCGCAATATCCATACCAAGATAATTGATTCTTTTGACTTCAATGCTATGCCGGATGATTTCACCAGGGTTGTTTGGATGTTATTAATTGTTGTCGTAGATTCAGAAGGTAGGGGAATAGATAATCCAGCCTGGTTGAGATCAAAACTATTCCCAATGCGCACAGATGTAGAATTAGACCAAATAAATAATTCATTTGATTGGCTATCAGAAAGAAAAATGATAATTCGTTATGAGGCAAATAACCTATCTTATTTTTATATTCCATCATTCAAAACTCATCAAAGAGGACTGGAAAAGGAAGCCGCGAGTTTGTTTCCCCCTTGCCCCGATCAACTCCAAACTAACTCCGGAGTAACTCTTGACTTAGGTAAGAGCAAGTCGCGGTCAGAATCAGAATCAGAATCAGAAACAAATACAGATTCATATTCAGATACAAACACAAAGGCGGCCCAGGTGCCAGAATTATCAAAAATCATAAAATTTTATGAATCTGAAGTCGGTCTAGTAACTAAAACAATCTCAGATAAAATTATTTCTTACCTTGATGACAAAACAAACCCCCAATGGATCCTCGACGCAATCCGAATAGCCGCCGAACATAACGCCAGGAATTGGGCTTACATTGATGCTATTTTGAAACGATGGATCGCCCAAGGTAGCCAAGCGGATAAGCGCCAAAATTCAAATAATAAAATTCAACAATCCGATGAGGAGTATATTGATGAACTCGCAAAACGACTCTGAATTGATGTATTTTGAAGAAATGAAAAAGGAATGGCTGAAGGCGCTTAGACGACTTTGGTTTGCTTTTGACAAACCAATTCAAAATGAGCAATTTGAAGTTTATGCATCTGAATTACAAAACATTCCTCTTGGATTATTGGAATCCGGGATAAAAGCCATTATCAATAAAAGCAAATATTTTCCGCGGTTATCGGAATTGAAATCAGAGATATCCCAGGAAATGAAAAAAGATATTACTGATGGTAGTTTAGATCAAGAGAATATTGACGAATGGATTAGGTTTCAGGATGAAAAATGGTTGCATAAAGTGAAGTGGAATCGTGTAGAGGCAAACGCATGACAACATATTACTATCCCGAAACAATTGACCAGGAATTACACGAACAATTATTGCATGATCGCAAATGGATGAACGGACAAGAGCGAATGCGCGAATTGACGGAACTTGCCAGGAAAGCAGTGGAGCCAGAGGCAACACCATGACCCCTCAACCTATCCCCATCAACAATTGCCGCGAGCTTCCCGATGTTATCTTTGACCATTACACCTGTTGCATCTCTCCCGAAAAAGCAGCCGCCGAATTTAAGGCGCGGTTCGGAAAAGAGCCAACCGCGATATATTCATACGTCAACCCGACAACAAAGCACACTACGATGTTTGTGACGGCGGAGGTAGTATGAGTATCCTCTATAAATTCAAGTCCTATCTGCCATTCATAACCTCCGCGACATTCGACAAACAAACCCTCGTCCCTCTGATGCAAAAGCTCTCGATCGATGCCTCTCTCGCTATGGATAACTGGATCGAGGTTGACTACGATAGCTGGACAATCGGCCTCAAAATTTGGGGCGGCACGGTATTGTCGTTTATTTATCTGCGAAACGAGATAATCAAACCGACCGCGAATGAACTAGAAGAGGTGATATTGGCGCTTCCCGAAAAATACAAATACGACAAGGCGGCGTTCTTGCCGGAGGAAAATGGCGGTTATTCGATACACGCTATTTTGAATAGTGATTTATGAAAACAGGCGCTACGATGACCCAGGATGAAATAATGATTGCAACACCATACTCAAAAATGACGCTTGAAGAAACCGGTTGCGCAACCGGTTTTATGATAAGGAATCGTGTCTATGCCCATGACGTTCGGTAGCTTATTTTCGGGAATCGGCGGGTTTGATCTTGGATTAGAACGCGCCGGGATGGAAGTAAAGTGGCAAGTTGAGATTGATCCTTATTGCCAAAAAGTATTAGCTAAACATTGGCCAGGAGTGAAAAGATATAACGATGTCAAAGAAGTCGGAAAACACAACCTCGAAACAGTTGATCTTATCTGCGGGGGATTTCCTTGCCAGCCGCACAGTGTTGCCGGGAAGCGAAGAGGCGCACAAGACGACCGTGACCTCTGGCCAGAATATTTCCGCATTGTTAAAGAACTCAGACCAACTTGGATATTTGGTGAAAATGTGCCTGGAATCAGAACAACTATTCTCGACAATATTTATGCTGACCTGGAAAGTGAGAACTACACCGTTAGGACATTTAATATTCCAGCTTGCGCCTTCAATGCCCCACATATTAGAAAGAGAATATTTATATTGGCCTACTCCGCGCAACAATACGGGGCCATCGATCGATGCAAAACATTTAAGTCTGGATGGAGCAGTGAAATTATTACCAACCCCGGTATCAAGTCGGGGGGATTACAATTACAGTCACGGAAAGAAAGTAATGAAATTATCCAGAATAGCGAAATCTCTACCAACCCCAACCGCGAGAGATTGGAGAAGCGGGAAGGCCTCACAGGAAACAATGGAAAAGAATTCGAGACCATTATCAGAAACAATTGGTGGACAGTTGAACCCGAATTGGGTCGAGTGGTTGATGGGATATCCTCCCGGGTGGACAGACTTAGATGTTTAGGAAATGCTGTCGTGCCACAGATTATCGAATGGTTTGGGAAAATGATATGCGAGGCAAATATACAATGCCACTCTTGATTCAAGGTGATGCGCGGAGGATACCGCGTTTTATAAATCAATTTTTGTTGTATAATTACAAAAAAGGAGTAATGTCATGAAATCTAAATTTACGTTCGCTTTTATTTTCGGAATTCTGTTGATCCTACTTCTCACCGCTTCAAAACCGATGCAAATAGCCGAAAAAATGACCGCCGAACAATTGGCGCTCATCGCAGGCGCGGTTCTATCTCTCTGCTTTTCTTACATTCCTGGTCTCAAAGATTGGTTTGATCCGCTTGAAAATAAATATAAGCAAGCAATCATGGGCGGATTACTTTTGGTTATAGCATTTGCTGTATATGGTCTATCATGCGCCGCGGTATTCAATTACTTCACCTGTGACAAAGCTGGATTTTTGGAAGTGGTTGACATTTTGATCAAGGCATTGATAGCCAACCAGTCGATTTATCTGATAACCAAAAAGGGGTGAGTCTATGCCAGCCGCCATTGCCGACAGAAAACCAACATTGGCTGGTCATGAGCAAAGAATCACCTCCATCGAAAATGATATATGCCGACACGAATCATTCATAACCGGCAATGGCAGCATTGGCGCTAAAACTGAAATTGAATTGCTCAAAACCGCCGTCAACGACATAAAAGATAGCTTTAAAGGAGTTCAAAAAGCTCTCTGGGCGCTCGCCGCTTCTGTTATCGGTGCGGTAATTATTTGGCTGATTACAATATATTTCCCGGCGCATATGTGATCTGATGCAAAAATCAACGAAAGCAAAACTCGCAACAGCAGGAACGGCAATCATTCTTGCCGTTTCTTCTCTCATAAACAGTTATCAAAATTCCCCTACCACAATTGTCAACAATAATCCTAACGTCGTATACATTGCAACAGGAGCCAATGGTCAAGAGATTATCGGTGTGCTGGATAAAGCGGATGTAAACGCGAGTCTCAACAAACGGGGGGATATCGTTGAAACTTCCGCCTTTATCGCCTACGATGCGCCTCCCGATAATCCCACCTATCTACCTATAATCATCAAAAAACAATCCGTGAATTGGCCGGCCGATCGATCGCGTGTAGGCTATTGGCGACCAGCCCCGGGCGGAGTAAGCATCGGACATCCTAAAGTGACCGCGGGCACTCTTGGCGGTCGTATTTGCTTCGAGGGAAACTGTTCCTGCTTTATAAGCAACGCTCACGTTATGGGCGGGCTTAACGGCGCGCAGATTGGTGATCCTATCCTTCAGCCGGGACCTCATGACGGCGGCGTAGCAGGCGATGAAATTGGCAAGATCGTTGCGATAGTTGCACCAAGAAAGAATGTAAACAACGTGGTAGACGTTGCTATTGCTTGCGGCGATGAGTCTACCGTCTATTCCGAGATTTATGGTATCGGCGCGGTGAATGATGTTTATCCAGAGCCATTTATCGGCATGACAGCAACGAAATGCGGAAGATCCTCAGGCTGCACCGTTTTGACATTGATCGGCTTAGACGCGACCGTGAAAGTCGGATATTATACCGGGGCGTCGAAATTGCCGCAAACATATACTTTCGTGCATCAATTATTATGGCAAGGCAAGAGCTCGCCGGGAGATAGCGGGAGCGAGATCGTCACGAATAATTTGATGGATGCACTTCTATTCGCAGGGAATGACGATAACCAAGTGATGAGCAACGATCTGGATTTCATATGGCAGTCGATCCCGGGTGCGTATTTGCCAGGGATGAGATATCAAGGATTAATATACCCATGACATGGTCAGGCGGTCTTGTTGATTGGATTGAAGATAACACGGCTTTTATATCCGTTGTATTTTCATGGCAACTTGATTTAGCTTATCAACGCGCTGTATGGTATAAACAGCAAGGTTATCGTGTGCGCGCTGGAGGCCCCGCCGTTATTGTCCAACCCGATTATTTATCATCAGTTGTGGAAATTGGCGGAGAAGTCAATGCGTTATCACGCCATAATCCCGAGGCAACTTTTACTAGTCGGGGATGTATCCGCAATTGTGCATTTTGCCTTGTGCCAAAGATCGAGGGGAATATCAGGGAATTACCAGATGACCAATGGCAACCAAAGCGTGTTATTTGTGATAACAATTTATTAGCAACCAGTGAAATTCATTTCAATCATGTAATAGATCGCATAAATAACATTGTTGGTATTGACTTCAACCAGGGATTAGATGCACGATTGTTAAACGATGATCACGCGAAAAGATTAGCAGAATTAAAAGGTGCGACAATTCGTCTTGCATGGGATAACATCAAAACAGAAAATCAATTTATGATTGCCTTCGATAAATTAATTAAGGCAGGAATTCCCAAGAGTAGGATAAAAGTGTTTGTTTTGCTCGGATATAAAGATACCCCCGAGGATACTCTTTATCGTCTTGAAACAATAAGGGATTTAGGAGCAATTCCTAATCCTATGAGATACCAGCCAATTGATACCAAGAGACGCAATGAATATATCGGAGAACATTGGACAAAAAAAGAGCTTGCCAAATATATGCGATACTGGGCGCGTCTTAGTTGGTTCAATGGTATAAAATTTGAAGATTATGATTTTCATCAAAAAGCGAAGGATAACGATATTGCTTTGCCAGGGATGCAGGCGAGAGGATTGGCGCATCCGTGAGCTGGATAAAAGTTGCTGACGAAAGACCGCCGATGAATGAGCCTTTATTGGTTATTGTTCAGGAATGGGGGCAGCCTGCATCGTTGGCTATTGCGAGGGCGTTTCAATCAACTATGCCCAACCAACCGATACAATGGGCGCCTGTGGAAAAAGTGTATCATCTTGAACGACCTTATTACATTGCGGATCAAGTTAGATATTGGATGAAGATTGACGAAATGCCTGAGGATGTCAAGAAAAGAGAATTGATGCTAATAAATTGCACGGAATGAGAATGGAGATATGATGAAAATAAAAGATATTGTCAGAATCGAAAACGGTGGAATCCAAGTCAATTATGGCGATAGGGGATTTACCACCGATTCCAACGCGGTACAATCGCAACTACTTTTTGAAATATGGCAGGAATTGAAGAAATTAAATAAAGAAGTCGAAAGACTCAGGGGCGATGTTGAAGTTATTAAATTGCAGAGGTGATTGATGAAGCCAGGATATTACCCTTATAAAATGCATGCGACCGGCAGAATAGTGATCGCTATTGTGCTCGAAGAATTGCAAGGAATGTCGGATTGTGTTATCGTTTACCCGGACGGCAAGGCGCTTCACTACAACACGGATACAATGGGCGGCGAGTGGGGAGAGAAGATTAAATTCAAAAAAGAGAGGATTAAATCATGACATTTGAAGTAAACGGTTATGATGTTTCAAAACACCAGGGCGAGATAAACTGGCCGGTATTCAGTACCTTTGGCGATTTTTATATTATCCGGGCAGGATCGATTGACAACGTTACCGGGCAATGTTATGAGGATTATCAATTCAAGAATAACACCCAACGCGGATTACCCTACGGCAAACCGATGGGGACATACTGGTATTTCCGCCCTCAATTCAGCGGTATTTTGCAAGCGGATTTTTATTGCAAGCTCATTGAGAAATATATCTTCAAGCCTGGATTCAATTATGGTTTCAAGATCGAGCCGTCTTGTGATGCAGAAGAAGATGCCGAACTTTCAGCCAACCAAGTTTTATCGTCTATTTGGGTATTCAACAATCGGATAAACGTCAATCTTGGCGTTATCAATATGATTTATACCAGCCCAGGATTTTGGGATGATGCTCACGTTACAACCTGGGCGCATGAACATCCTCTCTGGAATGCTCAATGGCCAGGAACGAACGCGCAAAAGCCGGTAATCCCGAAAGATTGGTCAAAGCACAAAAAGCAAGCTCGTTTCTGGCAATGGAAGGTCGGTAATAACGGGCAAGAACTTGGATTCGGGATAGGTTCGAAAGGCGTGTGCATGGACAGATTTATGGGTACGCGGGCGGAGTTTGATGCGCTTTATGGAACATCGCCAATCCCCGATCCCACTCCCGATCCTATCGATCCTCCATCCGTCGAACATCGCTTGACGGTGTTGGAGCGCGAAGTAGTCAAGCTGGGTGGGGACTTGACACCTGAATAATAAGTGATAATATTTATTCGCACGCGCTGCTCTATCGCTTTTTGGTCATATTCTCCTTAGCCACCACCCTATTGACCCGTAGGGTGGTGGCGTTTAATTTGGTATAATGGGGGCATGAGTGATAAGGATATCCAATTTCAAGCCACTGTATTCAAAGTACAAACTCTTGTCGATGGTGGTATCCGCATAACGATGGACTTATCAGAGAACGAAATTGAGGCAATGGCGAAATTGGTTTTATGCCATAAAGCAAATGCAGTTTTAGAAATAACTGCAATTCCTTTGATAAACAAATCGATCAAAGAAAAGGAAACCGAGTTAGAAAATGGCTCCTCCAAAGGGAAAGTCAAACAATCTCGCTGGCAGACCCCCCAAGAGCAAAGCACTATCAGAACTCTTACGGAAGGATCTTAATCGTACATATCTGAATAATGCGGGACAAAAGATAGCGGCGAAGCGCATTATTACCAAGAGGGTTATCGACGCGCTTGTCACCGGTAAATGGCAATTGGCGGACGGTACTTTTACCTATCTTTCATTCGGGGAAACCGCGGAATTGATCAAGTGGGTGTTCTTGCGGGTAGACGGACAGCCGCAAGCGGCAATTAATGTCACCAGTGACGGAGAATCTTTGACCAATGTAATAAGTGTCGTGGTTCACAATGGCGATAGCAGCGACCCAACATGATTTCGTCTTACCAATAGCAACTGAACAAGACCTCAAAGATTTTGTATTGATTGCCTTTGGAATAAAAATCCCCGATAAACAAATATGTCCTAATCACTCAACGCCTTGGCGCGCTTTTTGTGATGCTTATTTTGGAAGATCGCCCGTTTCGGTATGGGAAGCCTCGCGCGGTTTCGGAGGTAAGTCATTTCTCCTCGCGCTCTTAGGACAAGTTGAAGCCGCAACACTGAAATGCGATGTAAATATCCTGGGTGGGTCAGGTGAACAATCGACGCGCGTCCATGATTACATGCAGCGCCTTTGGGATTACGAAGATGCGCCGCGATATCTTCTCGCCTCCGATCCTTCCAAGATCGAGACTAAAATGATATGGGGCAATAAGATCAAAGCCCTCATGGCTTCTCAAGCGTCAGTACGCGGTCCTCATCCTGTCAGGCTTCGACTTGATGAAATTGACGAAATGGATTTGAAGATCCTCGATTCGGCTATGGGGCAACCAATGAGTAAAAATGGCGTTCCAAAACAAACGGTTATGTCATCTACTCACCAATACTCAGACGGAACGATGACAGAAGTCCTGAAGCGAGCCAAAGAGAAAGAATGGCCAGTCTATACGTGGTGTTATCGTGAATGCCTGGAGCCGCACGGCTGGTTACCCGAATCGGAAGTCGAGAGTAAAAAGATCGAAGTCACTAAAGCAATGTGGGATAATGAGTATGAATTACAGGAACCATCGCCAGAGGATAGAGCGATAGCCACCGATAAAGTTGCATTGATGTTCATGAAAGAACTTGGAGAATTCAGGGGAGGCAATCGAGAATATATTGAGATAGAACCTCCAATGCAAGTATGTAAAAAATGTGGGTACGAGAAGATCATCAAAGAGGGCGAGGAGGAAAACAAAGAATTATGCCCTAATCAATGCACAGATCGTAAAGGCGAAAGAATAAGATTGACTATGGCGATTTACGGCACCGGGGCGGACTGGGCGCGTAAACAAGACTGGACAATCATCCCAACTATTCGAGCAGATTGCAAGCCGATGAAAGTTGTTGCATTTGAAAGAATGGGGCGCGAACCTTGGCCGGTCATGGTTGAGAAATATCAAAAAAGATTGATGCGATATGGCAATAGATCGTGCCATGATGCAACTGGTATTGGTGACGTAGTAAGCGGATATTTGACTATTCCATCAAATGGTATAATCATGGTCGGACGCGAACGGACGGATTTACTCTCTAACTATATCAACGCCGTGGAAAGACAAGAAATAATATCGCCATTCATTCAATTTATGGAAACAGAGCATAGATTAGCCAGTGTGGATGATGTTTACGGAAGCGGTCACTTGCCCGATACAATATCAGCTATGGCGTTAGCATATAAAGCGATTTCAGCGCCGACTGGAGTGATATTCATATGAACTCAAAACCACCACTTATACAACGGGCGAAAATCGCTCTTAATGTCTTTCGGCACGGATTTCCTCAGTCGCGCCAATTTTCTTCAGGCAGCATAATCATGGGAGAGGATAAGCAAGCGCCTTTTATCTGGCCTTCATTCCGATTAGGTCAACCGCAATACAAGATGGTAGATATACAGACATATATCGAAGAGGGGTTTAACATCAATGCGCTTATCTATTCGGCAATCATGTATAAGGCGCGCTCGTCTGTTATCCCTAAATTAAGGGCATACGAAGGCGATCCGGAAAAACCGGATTTATGCAAACCGGATCACCCATTATCCAAGTTGGTCTCACGCCCCAACCCTTCTCAATCCTGGCGTGAATTCCAGATGCGGCAAACGATATTCCTGAACCTGAGCGGCGATGCATTTGCGTTATTGATAAAACCGAATAGAGATAATCTTGAGGGTGCTTCTTTTATTGGATTGGATTCCACGCGAGTATACATTATCCCTAAAAAAGAGAAATCGGAAATTATGGGTTATTGGTACGTGCCTGAAGGAAAGCCAAAAAGCGAAGGGATACCGTTGCTGCCAGAATACGTAAGCCATGTGAAATTACCTAATCCAGGCGACCCATTGGAGGGTAATGGATACGGTCTCTCTCCTATTTCCCCCGCCGCAAGAACGGCGAACGTTGATAATGCGATCACCGACTTTATCAATATATTCTTTGAAAAGGGCGCGGTTGTGCCAGGTTTGTTGTCCACAGAGCAAATACTCAATCCGGATACCGCCAACATGCTTAAAGAACGCTGGAACGAAGTTTATCGCGGATACAAGAACTGGAATGATATTGGCGTGATGGATAAAGGCACAAAGTACGAACGCATTGGTATGAACTTCCAAGAAATGAGTTTTGCAGAGCAAGACGAGAGGAATGAAACTCGTGTATGCGGCCCCTTCGGTGTTCCTATTTCCCTACTCGACACGCGTTCGGGATTGAAAGCCTCCACGTTCAACAACAAGGAAAACGACCGGCGCATGTTCTGGGAAGATATCATGCTGCCCGAAATCGGTTTATTCGAAGATGATTATCAATATTATCTGACCCAAGATAACGCGTTCGTCAAGATGGATTACTCAGATGTCCCGGCGCTGAAACGCGATATACCAAAAGCAGTTACCGCGGCTTATCAATTATGGACTATGGGCGAGACCAGGGCGAATGCTTATGCTATCGTAGGTATTGAACCTGTCGGCGATACACCCGGAGCCGATACCAGCTATCTTCCAATCAGCGTTATGCCGGTAGGTTCTGAAGCTCAGGAAGCCGCTACCACCAACACCGGCGCGGCTTCGAGCGAAGATGAAGATCGAGACGAAGGGAAAAAGAAATCCAAGAGAGCTTCAAAAAAATAAAACGGGGAGGCCTGACCCCGGAGCAAAAAGAGGCGCAATGGAAAACCAATGACCGGATAGCGCAAAGTTGGGAAGGTCGGTTTTCGGCGTGTGCGATCAAGGCGATGGAACATGACAAGCGCGCACTGTTGGCGATCCTAAATGATCATAAAACACTGATACTCAAAGAGCGCAAATCAATCGATTGGGAATTAGTCGGTAAAGATTGGGACGAATATCTCTCAGAAGCGGGGGAGGATGAATGGCGCAAGATATTTATGCCGGTTATCCAGGGTGTGATGACTGACCGGGCAAAGGCACTGGTTGCAGATTTTGGCTTTCAATTCGATGTAGTGAATTTCTACGCGCGGGAATGGTATACGGATTACATGCTGCAATTTGCGCAACCGATAAACGATACCACTTCCACCACACTCAGTAATATGCTTGACCAGGCAATGAACGAAGGCTGGTCTATCCCGGAAATGCAAAAGAATCTCACCACGACATTTGACCAGTGGATGAAAGGTGATTTAACACCAGAAGAGTTTACCTGGTATTCGGAAAGAATGCCTGCTTATCGGACTGAGAATATTGCGAGATCCGAAACTATTCGAGCGAGCAATAAAGGATCAAAGGAACTATTTCGAGATAACAAAGTTGAAGAAAACGAATGGCTAGCTACAAATGATAGCAGAGTAAGGCCTGAGCATTGGGCTGCTAATGGTCAAGTTAGAAAATTAGACGAGCCATTCGATGTTGGCGGCGAGAAGTTGATGTATCCAGCCGACCCCGCGGGAAGTCCAGAAAATACCTGCAATGATAGATGCACATTAATACCAGTCATAAAGGAGATTGAATAAATGCCACAATTTGAATATGACGTAATCACGATCAAACCACCTTCGAACACGCAACTTCAAAATATCTTGGATGAACGCGGTAAAGAAGGTTGGCAATTGGTAGATAGTTTCGGTAACAGTCGCTTCGTGTTTCAGAGGGAAAAGAAAACGATCGGTCCAACAGAATTCAAAACAGCGAACGAATCAGACATTGCCCCGCTATGAGCATTCAATTGTTTTTACAGGCATTTTATAAGTATCTCGTGGAACAACGCCGTCATCAGATTGCGCAAGTTAAATCTCAGGAGCGTTTGATAGAATTTGTCGGTAGTCTCTTGACTAATCCTCCGCAAGATGATATTGGAAATGACGATATACAAAATGTGGTAAAATCTAAGCAATAATCGAATAACAGACTCCCCTTATAGGCGCGTCTAAATATTATCAGCCTCCTATGCCCGCTGCAAAGCGGGTTTTTTTATTGAGGGCGTAATCATGAATCAAAAATTAGAAGATTACAAGAAACTCCCAGGCTTCGAATATAAACAATGCCAAACGTTCATCAAGTCAGTCGATGAAACACAAGGCATTGTTAATCATTTTGTTGCAATTCTTGGAAATCGTGACGAAGGCGGCGACCGCATCGCCAGCGGAGCCTTTACTAAAACTATTTCAGAGCGGGGGATAAGAATCAAGGTTCTCGATCAACACCAGATGGATTCGGTGACAAAGATTGTTGGTAAACCGATTGCGCTCAGAGAAACAAGCAGGAATGAATTAACTCCCGAAATATTATCAAAGTATCCCGATGCTACGGGCGGATTACTCGCTACCACTCAATACGCAATGAAAACAACTCGCGGATCAGATGTTTTCCATTTGGTGGAGGGCGGCTTTGCGCCCGAATCCAGCATTGGTTATGATGCCCTCGATGTTGAATATGTCAAGGAAAAAGATTTATCCGGCAAAGAGGTTACAACCCGCGTTCTTAAAACAATTCGTCTTTGGGAATATTCCAATGTCGTATTTGGGATGAATCAAGCAACATATGTCGTTGATGCAAAATCAAAATCACCAGAAGAAGGCAAACCCTGGGACATATTTCGCGAAGGCGATAAATGGGTAGTTTACAAAGTCGACGAGAATGGCGACAAAGTTGGCGAGGCTCTTGGTTCCCACGACACAGAAGAAGAGGCGCGTGCCCAGGTTGAGGCGCTTTATGCCAACGAAGGAAAAGAAGAATCGTTGAATCAAGAGAATAAATCCCTTGACGTTACGAAATTACTTTGCGAAATAAATCAGGCATTTGATGACCAATTCAATAATACTTTTGACGCACAAGGCTGGCGTATTTGGAAAGCGTACGCACGTGAAATCTTTGACGATCACGTGATCGCTTGTCACCAGGAAATGAAAGAATTCGATTGGTACAACGTTTCCTTCAAGCGCGACGAATCCAATAAGATTGTATTCCAACCACTCCCGGAATGGGTCGGAGGCAATTACCTTTTCATTATTGGAGCGAAATCGGATATCAAACCTTTATCGACTAAATCCGGGCGCGTCATCGCTAAACGCAACGCCGAACGTCTGGCAACAATCCGCAAACTCTTACAGGAAATCGAAGAGGACGGCGGATTATCCGAAGAACCTGAAATAGAGACTCCTAAATCAAATACCCCACCTGAGCAGGCCGGGGATAAAAAGGCCGGGTCGTCACCGACACCCACCTCAGACGATCTACTCAAATTAATCGAAATTGAACAACTTGAAATCTCATACATGAGGTGAAATCATGAATACTGTAACTGTTGAAGAAAAATTAAAGCGAGCCGAAACTTTATTCGGCGAAGCAAAAGCGATTTTAACTAATCCAGAGCGCACCGCCGAGGATTCGGCCAAAGTCGAAAAGCTGATGGAGGATGCTAAGGCTCTCAAAGCCGAGGCTGCCAAACTCCAAGAAATCGATACCTTCAGCAAAGAATATCTCGCGGCTGAGGAAGTCAAGCAAGAGGCTGATAAAGCCAAGGGCGAGCGCAAAGACCCTAAGCAATTCAAGGACTGGCAGGAATTCTTGAAGGCCGCTTTTTATGCCAACCACCGTATTCCCACAATGCAAAAACTTGACCCCCGCCTTCAATATTTCAAAGACGAGAAAGAGGAAGGCCACGAAGAAAAAGTCATGGTTGAATCGGTTGGCGCTTCAGGTGGCTTTCTTGTACCCGCCGAATTCATGGCGACTCTTCAGGCTGTGACCGCTGAACTCGCATTGGTACGCGGGCGTGCCTCCATAATCCGAATGCGCCGACGCCAGATCGGGATTCCAGTCCTCGATCAAACCACCACAACCGCGGGTATCCCTCATTGGTTCGGTGGTATGCAATTCTACTGGGCGGAGGAAGCCGAACTAAAGACTATCACCGATGCGAAATTCCGTGAAGTGCAATTGGTCGCTCACAAACTAATCGGCTATACCACCGCTTCCGACGAACTTGTTGCCGATTCCGCTATCTCTTTGGCTGACTTCCTGAGTGGACCTCTTGGAATGGCGGGCGGTATTGCCTGGATGGAAGATTACTCGTTCATCCGCGGAACAGGAGTCGGTCAACCTTTGGGCGTGATCAACGCAGGCGCAACAATCTCAGTCGCGCGGGATGCTACTAACCCAACCTATAACGACCTGTGCAACATGGTGGAAAACTTCATGCCCTCCGGTCGCGGTGTATGGTTTATCTCGCAATCGCTGTTCTCTGAAATGCTTCAATTGAACGGCCCCGCTGCTAATCCTTCGTACATTTGGGGCAATGCAATTGCCGGTGTACCAAACACTCTACTTGGCTATCCCGTTGTGTTCACCGAGAAATGCCCACTGCGTAACAATCCCGGCGATGTCATTCTAGCCGATTGGCGTTACTACCTGATTGGTGACCGGCAAGCCACCACGGTTGAATCTACTCAATACGACCTCTGGCGCTATGATAAAACTTCATGGCGCGCTGTCCATCGTGTAGACGGTCAACCATGGTTATCGCAGCCGTTGTATTACGAAGATGGTACAACAATGATAAGTCCTTTCGTGATTTTGGGCGCAAAGTCAAGTTAACAGAATCTAATCACAATAAAGGGCAGGCGTAAAAACCTGCCCGATATTGATAGGAGTAATCTCATGGAATACACTCAACGATTTTCTGAAGGCGCTGCAGTATTGGCGGTAATCAACCCGGCTGCTTACACTACTGAACAAAACACCGGCTATGTGTCTCTCGCCAACTATCACCGAGCAGCGATCATAATCCATTGCGGCACACTCGCCGGAAACCTGGACATCGATATCGAGGAAGCCACTACAACCGCGGGCGCGGGCGCGCAAACGTTCGATGCAGGCGGCAAGGATTTGGCTCTCGTTGGAACCACGGATAACAACACGGTTTCAATTATCGAAATCCGTACCGAGGAATGCGACGTTGACGATCATTACGATTGCATCAATGTCGAACTCACGCCAGCCGGTCAAGCCTCCGATATCTTCAGCGTTTTGGTTTTGGGTCTGGAGCCTCGCTTCAAACCTGTACCAACCACATTAGTCGACTCTGTAACCGACTAATCTACTATGGCGTCTTAGGGGCGCAAATATCCCTTCCTTTCCGATTGGGGTAATGATATAATGTCATTACCCCATTTCGGTTCTAGGAAAGGAAGGCGAAAGGGACAATGTGGATACAATTAAAATCTTGTAAACGTATTCTTGAAAATGGTAAGGAAATTTCCAGAAACCCCGGCGACTGGGTGAATGTCGGGAAACAACAAGCATTATTATGGATATCTCAAGGGGATGCGATATTGCCGGGTAAATCGGCGTATAAGGAATTCGATCTATCGCCCGGATCGGGAATTCTCGTGATAGGGGATGAAAACAAAGGGCATAAAATCTTAGAGCCAATAAAAACGGAAGTTGAAATAATCTATGGGATTATAAATCTGCCATTTCAATATACGGTCATTTGGAATACCGACTTAACTATTGCAGTCGAGAAAATAGCGGTCGGATTGCTTCTCTTGCAGACATGGGAAATGGCGGTTCCCTTATTCGATTACGATACGCTTGCCGCCAATGTTGCCAGCGAAGAAGAACGCAACAAGACAGCGGCGATCATTCGTGATTTGCGTGTGCCTATGTATGATACTCGCCTGATGTTCGTTAAGACTACCCGCGAGACGCAATATCTCATCGAATCGTGGACTGAGGAAATGCGCAACGGGGCAGATGAAAAGCTGGCGTTCCTGAGAAATCTGTATAAAATCAAGCCGCTCATATTGGCGCTGCCGATAAGTTGGACACACTTAAATGTCAGATAGGGAGAAATTATGAAAAAGATTATGAAGATATTGATTAATGCTGTTGGCGAACGCGAGGTTATGCTACCGAAAGATTCCGTTATTTTATCCGCACAATTTATAGATGATTCGTTTTGTATTTTTGCTATTGTTGATGTTGACGAACCTAATGAATTAAGAAAGTTTTTAATAATAGGCACTGGACAACCGTTTCAGTTTAATGGGTTGAAGTTCATAGCAACCGTTATCCAGGAAAAAGAATACGAAAGCTTAACTTGGCACATATTCGAGAGATCATGACAGATAATCGCGGCGCGGTCTATATTGCAATTGGGGAGAAGGCGCTTGAAGAGGCGCGGATGAGTATTGAGACATTCAGGAAATTCAACAATATCAAGACAATGATTTATAAGGGAGAAAATGATTTTATTCATAACAAGATGCAAACATCCAGATTTTCAAAGGTCAGTTTAATGGATGTTATTCAATTCGATCAGTTTGTATACCTCGACGCGGACACCCGCATTCGTGGCAGCCTTCAACATGGCTTTGATATCCTGGATGACGGCTGGGAAATGGCTATAACCGCCTCCGATAACCAGGACAAGGATTGGTGTTGGCATGTTGGAGAAGAAGAACGCGAAAAAACCATGCTTGATTATTGCTGCCAACCTATCCAATTACAAGCCGGTGTAATGTTCGTCAGGAAATGCGAGGCAACGCGTAGGCTATTCGAGTGTTGGCGCGAGGAATGGCTTAGGTGGCAAGATCAAGACCAGGCGGCATTATTGAGAGCATTGAAGCGCGCGCCGGTCAAGTTGTGGATATTAGGTAAGGATTACAACGGGGGTAGATTGGTGTCGCATATATTTGGGAAGTTGAGGAATAACTAATGGCAGGAAAACCAAGACAAACAGTCAAGGAACAGATCGAGAACGCAAGAGAGGGTGATATTGTGCATCTTCCAGCAGGTACAATTGATCTTAGCAATGAGGCGCTTCCGATAAACATTCCCAAAGGTGTAGTTATCGATGGTGAGGGTAAAGATACAGGTCTAAAAACGACGTTATTGCCCCAAGGTTCTGAATCGGGACTATACGCCGGAGAAGGAACGCCAGTGATAAATCTCGATCATTGTATAATCGCAATCGCTGCCCTTGACCGCATTTCGGTAATTCACAATCACCCTGGAATCTGCTCTAAGAATTGTCCGGCGCTTATTGCAAAAGAGGCGCTGAGGAAGATAAGAGGATGAAGTTATTCAAGCACATCGTTTCGAGATTACTATTTGAATTCCAGTGGTGGTATTCATATCGTTATTGTGGTAATCAAAAAATGCTGCCTATTCCGAACGAAAGACTACGGAATATTTATTTGAATTTGTGCGATTGGTCAAGGAAATGAGGCAAGAATGAAAATATTATCTACAACAATTCAAGAGGGTCGTGTCGTTGAATTAACCCGAGAAGAATGGATCGAATTAAAGAATTTGGCTTATTCGTTGGAGGGAAAGACAGAACAGGAAATCCATTGGAATTTCGGAAGGGAAAATCGAGAGATAATTGATTTGTCCATAAATTTCTCAGGCGTCTTTGGCGCTATCCAGGCATTTTATGAAGCCAAATTCAGAACCAACGAGATGCAATCTTTATTGGATAAGATGAAAGCCTTCTTGAACGAAACGCCGAAATGAAAAACAAAGTTATCTGTGAAATCGAAGGTGTTGTGATTGAGCAAAAACCAATGCTTGAGGTTGATTGGCGCGCCTTATCGAGAATTGGAATTTATGCGACAAATAAACAACAGAAGAAAATCAAAAAATTATTGAAACGTGGCAAGATTCTCAAAGCGCAAAAACTTATTCTTAAAATAATTGACGATTGGGAACGCCACCAATTTGAATATATCAAAGAAGAAAATCGAAGGCGAGGAATTAAAGGGCAATGAAAGTCCACATAATCACCCCTGATTTAGGCACAGACCGCATACTTCCCCGCCTCGCTCAAATGTTGGCAGATGGTACGGGCTGGTCAATATCTGATAAACCCTGGGATGGAGCCAACCTGAATTATTTCATCGTCTATATTGACTTCGCTCAAAACTTCACCGATTGGCGCAAGACAAAACTGGCGGCATACTTCAGCCATTACGAGCCGGATATCACTTATAAAAAATTCTGGTGGGAAACAGCCGAACCATTGATTGACATCAAGACGTACACCGCCGATCAATACACTCAATTTATCACCGGCGAAATGATAAAAGTCACCCCTCCGATTGACCAGAGGGTATTCACCATTCGCGATAATCCAAAACATGATAAGCCTATAATCGGAGTGAGCGGATTTGTAGACCGCAAAACAGGGCGCAAAGGAGAAAAGATACTTGCGCAACTCGCATACGATCTTGACGGTGAAGTAGAGTTTGTAGCTTCCGGCGACGGCTGGCCTATCAGACACATCAACCGCCAACTTGACGGATTGCCCGCGTTTTACAATTCCCTGGATGCTTATTTGTGTACCAGCCTGATTGAGGGTATCCCAATTCCACCTCTCGAAGCTCTCGCCTGCGGAATACCGATAATCGTCCCGCGCGGTGTAGGAATGTTGGATGAGTTAGAAGACATCAAGGGTATCTATCGCTTCAAGTGCGGCGATAAAATGGATCTTCTAAAAACAGTCAATCAATCCGTGAAAGATTTTGGCAAACACGACCGGGAAGAACTTCGCGGCGCGGTATCAAAGTATACTCCTGAAGCATGGTGCGATTCGCACATCAAGGGATTCGAGAGATTATTCGGGAATGGAAAAGCGCAAACCAAAGCCGCGACCGGGGAAACAGGGCTTGAAAGTGACAGACACGGCGGTCGTGGTGCGTTCTATGTGGCTTATGGTAAACCCGCAAGAGATTGCGCGAAGGCGGCTATCGAGAGTTTCAAAGGACATATGCGTGATATCCCGGTTGCGCTTGCATCGTCTGAAACTTTGGGTGTTGAGGATATCTTTATTGAATTCCCCGATGAAGATATCGGCGCGCGGAGTGCAAAGACGAATATCTATGATCTTGCGCCTAAAAACTGGCAATTTATTTTATACTTGGATTCGGATACCGAAATCATTGCGGATATTTCTTTTCTTTATCAGGCGCTTGAAGACGGTTGGGATATGGTTATCTGCAAAAATCCCGGGCGTTTTCACACCGCGAGAGAAATGGCAAGATCGGACAATAGAGACGAATGCGATTATACATTCAGGCAGATTGGAACCGATGAACTTATCCAACTCAATGGCGGCGTGTTTGCATTTCAAAGGAATAAACGAACAAAGGCATTTTTCAACGCATGGCATGAAGAATGGCAGAGATACGGGAAGCGCGACCAGGCGGCGTTACTCCGGGCGCTATTTATGCATCCATTGAAAATATACGTGTTAGGGAATGAATGGAATACGATAACTCGTTACGATCCCGCGGAGCGTTCGGCGGGGATTTTGCATTATCCATTAATGGCGCGACGTTGGCGCGGAATGATTCACCATCGCTCAGACGATCCCGGCGCATGGGAAGCGGTGAAGGAATTTGAGAAAACGCTCAAATGAGAATATAATAAAAAGGAGAATGATAAAAGATGACTAAAAATAAATTTTATTGTGCCCATTGCGGCAAGCAACTTGTAGAGGTCGAGAAGGTATTGTGCCAATATAATATCAATACTGGAAGGCCTAAATATGCTTATTGGTTTGAGTGTCCTGATTTCAAGGATACTTCAAGATTGCAGAAATCTTTTGATATATGGCCAAAACATGATCGGAGATATATACCAGAGGAAGATATAGGAGAAGAGGGCTTTGTATTTCCATCTATGATAGTAGAGTCATCAAAACAACCTTGCAGTTGTGATCACTGCGGAACTCCGTTTGATAGTTGGGAAAAGTCATGTGAACAATGCGGCGCGCCACTGCGAACAGAATTATAATTGAGGCAATATGACAAACCGCGAAACGATTACCAAAACCGAATTTATCACGCCAGATAATCAATCTATTCTCTTTGAATATAAAGAGGCTTTTTATAAGAGAAGTCCTGTCACTGTCGAAGGGATTGAATATTTTGTGGATAAAATCGAAGTGTCATCGGGATTTGATATCCCTCCCGATACTCTGAAAGTCATATTCATTTTGGTGCCAGTGAAGAATTATCCTGAACCGATAGGAATATTAGGAGAGATATGACCAGCAAAAACACCATGAAATTATGCGTCTCGCTTCTCGAAGAAAAACTGTCGAGATTGCGATATGAGTACGATAATCCTGTCCCGGCGTTTGACTTTGTGAAGGAAAAGCTAAAAAAGAAAATGATGGCGTGTTGGGTCGCGCTGAATGAGTTGCAGAAGGAATTGGGGACTGAGATTGAATTGCCGATACCAGGAAAGAAAGAAGAAGATAAATAATGATAGGAATATTGGGTAAAAAGGTAAAGTGTATTATTCAAGCCGAAGATGGTACAACCTTCGACATTTCGTCTTGTGTTACGCAAATAGATGTTCAAACGATGCTCAACGAACGGGTAAAAGTTGATATCGAAATGATTGGCAATAGTGCGATGTTGCAATCTACAAGAAACGAATATTTAGAAATCACCAAAGACAAGAAGTCATCCTCCGAATGGAAATGTGATTTTTGCGGTCGCCCAAATAAGAAAGCCGATGAGACTTGTAAATCATGCGGCGCGGTCAGGTCATTTATTTATGATATTCCAGTAACGGATATCAAACCAAATGATATTGTCATGAATATCGATACATCGTTTACTGATTTGGAATTGGAAAATATTGCAAGAAAAACCGCTGAAGTTATAAATGCAAAATGTAAAGAGAAAAATTTAATAGCATCACGATACTTGCGAACCAAGAGGATAAATTGAAACCTTTACGAGTCGCCTTCTTTGTAAAAAATCGCGCCGGTTGCTTCGAGCGCGAAAACCGCAATATGGGATATTTCTCCTACGCCGTACCGGAATTCGAATGGGAGCATTTTGTAGCTGGTGATAATATCGAGCGCGACAAATTCAAGAACTTCGATGTCATATTCATCGAGGACGGTGGCAAGCCGCTCGAAATCATTGGACCCGGCGCGCCGGTGGTTTATCTCGTGTTTGATAGCACGCTCACAGAAAGGCATTATCAGGATCGACTCGCGCGCGCCCGCGTTGCCGATTTAGTATTGCTTGACCACGACAAAATAGAACGTTTCAAGTCAACCGGGAAACCAGTCAGGCAGTCATCGTCTTGCGTGAACGATCATGTATTCAAGCCACTTGAAAAGACTTTGGATATCTCGTTCATGTGTTCAGGCGGCGGTACTGGTGGACTTCCGGGAGGCGATGAAAGATCGGCAATCCGCGTGATGTTGGGCGAATACTGCAAACAGGCTGGATTATCTTACAAGAGCGGCATTGCTGGATTGCCTGAATACGCTGAAGGAATGGGTCGCGCCAAGATCGTTGTGAATTGGTCGCGCACGCCGATAAATAAGACACACCGTATATTTGATGCTATGGCTTGCGGGGCATGTGTTGTGACGCGTACTTTGCCGTGTGTCGAGAGCGATAAAAGATCGTCTCTTTTGCATTATGTAGAATTTGAGGCAAAGGAAGAACTACCGGGAATCATAGAGGATTTATTCATAGGTGATTTATATCAAAGAATAGCCCAGGAAGGTTATAATCTTGTCGTGAATAATCACACCTGGGCGATACGGGCGCGAGAATTAAGAGGAGTATTTAAAGAGGAGTTTGGGATATGACAGAAGAAACTAAAAACTTATTGGCAATTTTATTTATCGCCCTGGCAGGAATGCTTACCGGAGCGGTAATCGCGCTTGAGTTAGTTGGGTATTGGTGAAAAATGAACGATAGCGAATTGATTGAATCTATCAAAAATGATTTTATAAGCAATATGGGAATTGGTCTATCCGATGAAAATGTTATGCAGATTATCAAAACTGGTAGAGACTTAGAGACAATATCGGGCGGAAAAATCGGTATTGATAGTTTCGTCATTTCATTGAAAAAAATAATCAGTTCGCCAAATATTGTATTTTATTCTGAACCAGTTAAGGTGAAATAATATGATTAGATTCGATATTACGGTCGCCTTGATAATTGGTTTCATAATCGGATATACACTAGCAGCCGCCATTGGGATTTCTGTCGCTAATCGTTTATATTGTGTAATCCAAAGTTATAAGCAAACCATTTTTGATATAGTCGTGGCGATATCCAATTCAGATGAATCTAATTTTAAAAATTGGGCTAATGAGATTCGAAAGGCTATGATCGAAAAATGAACACAACCGAATTGCGCCTCAACATTCTTGAAGCCACCCTCAAAAGCGGCGAAGGTCATATACCTTCAGCTTTCTCCATTCTCGATATCTTGTGGGTTTTGTATGACCGCGTCCTGAAGCCTCGCGACCATTTCATTCTCAGTAAAGGTCATGGCGCGCTTGCCCTCTATGCGGTGCTTGCTCATAAAGGGAAAATCAGTTTCGCCGAACTAAATAATTTTGCTATGCCTCAAAGCAAATTAGGCGGTCATCCCGATTGCCTAATGGTTCCTGGCGTTGAAGCGTCAACAGGATCGCTTGGTCATGGTGTCGCTGTAGGTTGCGGCATGGCATTGGCGCATAAAATCAATGGCGGTAACGGGCGGATTTATATCCTAGTTGGCGACGGAGAATGCCAAGAGGGGTCTGTTTGGGAAGCATCGCGCATTGCTACTGATTACGGTCTGAATATCACCTTGATGGTTGACTACAATAAGACTCATCCAGACGACAATCTATTGGATAAATTCCTTGCGTTTGGATGGTTTACGCGCACGGCTGACGGACACGATCATGAAGCGATTTATAAGGCGTTTTATGCACCGATCGGTCCAATGGCGATTATATTCAACACGGTCAAAGGTAAAGGTTGCAAGACGTTCGAGGAAAATCCTGGCGAATGGCATAGACGCGCGCCGAAATGGGATGAATTGGAAAAGATAAAAGAGGAGATAGGGATATGGGCAGATTGAAGGAAATCATTTATTGGAAATGGCATATGTTTTGGTATCACCTGATTTATAAGCAGAAACGCATTGGCAATTACCGCAAACAAATTAATCGTTTTACGGGTGAGCATAAGGTTTATAAGGTTCATCCATTGGCGCGGTTGGGGGTGAATTTTTCACTAAACCAAGTTGACTATATAAATCAATTATTGGGCGAAGAACAACACGCGAAAGCGCAAGAATTGATACTTGAGACAATCGAGGAGGAAATGAAGTTCGATGGATTAGCGGAGGCATTTATAAATGTCTCTAAACAATTGGATAGGGAAGAAAATCGCCTTGAAAGAGAGGAGATTGAGGCATGGGCTGGATAATATATTTGTTAGCGTTCGTATTCTCGTGGCTGTTTATTTACTTTGTATGTTTTGTATTATTAATTTACTCAGATAATTTAGCGCATATCATTGGAGTGGAATTTATTGATGCGCTAGAAAATCTGAGTGAATGCTCCCAAGAAGTGAAGCGACAAATTTTGAATCCAGTTCTAGAATTAACCTGCAAAGAATTGAGCAAGTTATTCAAATGAACATCGCCTTAGTATTTCCCCGCTCGATATTTCTAATAGACCCGATGGTATATCCCCCTCTTGGCTTATGGTATCTTGCGGCGCAAATAGAGGCGTTAGGTCATCATTGCGATTATTACGATTTATCAGTAGACGAATTACCAAACGATGGGGATTACGATCAATTGTGGTTAAGTGCGACCAGTTCGCAAATGCATGAGGTTCGCATAATCGCCGCGAAAGTAAAAGACTGGCAAAAAACCAAGACGATATTTGGAGGGGCGGCTCCATGGTCTGGTATTCGCGATGTTGATCAATTGGGTTTCAGTCAGGTATTCGCGGGCGAGGGCGATCATCCCAAAACGGTTGAATTTCTTCTAAGCCATGATAGCCCAAAGATAATTCATCAACCGCCAACGCCGGGAGCATTGGATTGGGTATTGCCTCCCGTTCGTAGGTGGAGCGATAAATATCATTCGTACCTCATAGATCACAGCGGAAATAACCATGTAACCACAACGCTATTCACTTCTCGCGGCTGCCCAATGGCGTGTACGATTTGCGAATCGGGTCGCGCCGGTGTCATTTGGGATAAGTTCGTTCGATACGATCCGGTTGCATTAGTCGAGAAGCAAATGCAGGATATTATCGAGACCGGGCACACCGGCGTTATGTATTATGACGATATATTTCCCCTCAACAAAGAGCGAACGCTGAAGATATTGAAACTGCACCGGAAATACAAACTCATTTATCGCTGCTTCTTGCGCACGGATGTCATTATCAAACAAGGCGGTTTTTATTACCTCAAGGAAATGGCGCAATCGGGTCTCATCGAAGTATTGGCAGGCGTCGAATCGGCTGATAACCAGATCAAAGATAATATCAATAAAGGCACGACCATCGAGCAGGATACCATGGTACTGAATTGGTGCAAGCAATTGGGTATCAAATTCAAGGCGAGTATTATCCTTGGCTTACCGGGTGAGACGCGCGAAACGCTTGAAACCACGCGGCGCTGGATATTGGAAAATAGACCGGACAGAGTCGATATCAATACGCTTATCCCATTTCCGGGTACGCCGATAACCAGAGCGCCAAAAGGAACTTACGACGTTTATTGGACTGAGGCGTTCCCGGAAGAATATTGGTTCAAGGGGCCGCGCAACGATACTCAGGCGCTTGTCGGTACGTCTCATTTGGAGCCTGCAGAAATAAAAGAGTTTCATAAGCAATTGATGACCGAGATAGAGAGGGAAGGAATACCCTATTAATGCGTAAACAATTTGTCGAAACTGTAAAATCGATAATGGCAACCGATCCCCGCATCGTTGTTATCCTTGGCGATATCGGGGAATATTCATTCCGGGATGTATTTCAAGCCTATCCTAAGAGAATTTACAACGTCGGGATAAGTGAGCAGGCGATGATTAGCATGGCGGCTGGATTGGCGAAAGAGGGATTTATTCCTATCGTTCACACGATATCCCCATTCCTTGTTGAGCGCGCCTATGAACAGATCAAGATAGACATAGGATATCAAGGGCGCAAGGTTATCTTGGTGGGTTGTGGTGGCTCGTATGACTACGCGGCTTATGGCGCCACTCATCATTCACCCGCCGATGTCGCGCTGATGTATAACGTGCCTGGGATTAATATCTGCATACCAGGTCATCCGTTGGAGTTGGATTATCTTTTGAAAGAAGCGATTAATGATGATGAGCCTTATTACTTCAGGTTGGGAGAAACATCAAATTCAGACACATGCACACCCATATATTTATTCATGCAAAATCCAGACGAATGGAAAACGATAATTATTGCTGTCGGGAATATATTGGATAAGGCGCTAGAAGCTAATAATAAAAGATTTAATATTCTTTATTCAAACATAATACCAATTGATTATGATTTCAATTTTCAGTTAGGTGAGGAACTAATAAATGTTATTATCATCGAGCCTTATTACCCTGTCCTTTGCAACGAAGTTATCAAAGCGGTTAATCACCCCATTCGCATTCTAAATATCGGCGTTCCCCGCCAATTTATCCATGAATACGGTAAAATATCAGATATAGACCAGATAACGGGATTATCCGTGGAAGGTATTCGCAAACAGATTGAGGAGTTTTTAAATGACAAAGGATGATTATTTCCAATGGGTGAGGCGATTGCATAACCCTCCATCCGAAACAGATGGTAGTAAAGAGGGCGGTTATCTAATTCCTCGATTTGTAAAGCAAACTCGTGGTGGATTATTCTTTAAGATATTAAGAAATATCGCTTGGGGATTGAAATCTAAAAAACTTTATCTGTTTTGTGTTTATGATCGTGATCTTTATAAGGAAATAATCGATGGATGCAAAAAATAACATAATCAACGAAATCGCCGTCAATGTTAATGTCGAAGTTGACATGAGTCCGCTCGACGGTAAGGTCATTCTTGTCACTGGCGCGTCTGGATTACTTGGCACTCATATCGTTTCCGCTTTACAACTTGCACGCGATGACTTTGGCGTTGATATCGAGCTTCATGTTCAAGTGAAAAGTAAATTGGGTATTGGCGTAGGCGGAAATAAATATCCCCCGACCGTTGTCCATTATGCCAACCTTGCCAACGATAACGATTGTGCCATGCTGCCCAATGCCGATATTATCATTTCCGCCGCGGCTTATGCTCAACCATTGCGGTTTTTGTCCGAACCACTCATGGCTTTGCGCGCTTCGACTTATGGGCTGATGAATCTACTCGAAAAGTGCAACGTCGGAGGGCGCTTTCTGTATATCTCGTCGTCTGAGGTCTACTGCGATAGCCCAGCGACCCCGCCTTATCGAGAACAAGATACCGGGTCAATCTCGCCTTATCACCCGCGGGCGTGCTACATCGAAGGCAAGCGATTTGGCGAGGCGATAACTTATCTCTATAACAATCGCGGTATTTCAACTGTTGCGGTTAGACCTGGTATCACTTATGGCCCAGGAATAAAGCGCGGCGATAAACGATCATGGGCGCAATTCATCGAACGCGCTTTGACGCAAGGCGAAATCAAAATGATGGACGCCGGCAATGTCAAGCGCACATTCTGCTATATGACCGATGGAATAGAAATGCTATTCAATGTTCTGCTTTATGGCACTCAGAAGGTCTACAACCTTTCCGGGAAATCAAGTTTATCCATCTTTGAATTAGCCGAAAAGATCGGCGAGATTGCGCACGTGCCGGTTATCGTTCCCGAAGATGATAGCGGCGGCGTGGCTGGTACGCCTGATGATTTACAACTCAGCACAGAATTGATCGAGAGTGAATTCCCGAAAAGCGAATGGGTCGGGATTGATGAAGGATTGACGCAAACTATTGAATGGTCAAGGGAGAATTTGTACAAATGAATGAATATGAGGCAAAACAATGTTTGGATGATGCAGAAATGCGTCGAGGATTATGGGTTTATTTATGGCAATTCAGACAAGATGCAAAACACGAAAATCACTTGCCTTATCCGCTATTGCGGGATGAAGATATTGAGGAAGAATTAAAAAGAATTCTATTACCGCCTCGCAAGAAATTCCTGGGAATATTCTAATGAGCATATGTTGGTATTGTCATTGGGGATGGTCTAAACCGGTTGCGGAATTATATAAAAAACACGCAAATGCCTTTAACGGGGATTTTATTCCGCTTCATTTTGGGCCGGCGCATATAGTTTGGGAGGATGAAAATTTTGATACCGAAAGCATTCAATGGTGCTTAGATAATTTCGATTTGTATAAGGGTGATTATTCAGAAAACGAATTAGCAATTGTAAGGCAATCACTTGAAGAAATGTTGAAATTGCCAGAAGAAATAAGATGCGTGGAGCCAGATGATTACGATCATGAAAATCCCGATAAATATCCTCCGAAAGTCGAGATGGAGAAAATTAGATGATTGACCT